GAATTTACGAAAATACCGAATATGGCACCACTATAGAAGATTTAATAGGCACAACTGGTTATCCGAGGGCGTTTGTTGAATCAGAGATAAAGCGAGAAGTCACTACATCTCTAATCAGACATCCATATATTGATGACATACAGAACTGGCAATTCGTCCATGAAAAAGAACTTATGCGAATTAAATTCCGTGTCATAACTCCACTGGGTGATTTCGACGAGGAGGTGAGGTTGTGACAGAAGAAGAAAAACAGATACATGATCGTATGTTGCGTCGTGTAGATGATGAACATGAAAAGTCCACGGGTTCATTCATTTATGACGCTACTGCACCTGGGGCGATTGAATTTGTGATTAAGCAAGATGAAATCACGGCAGTGCAAGACAAAATAGATGTGGAAAACCTGCATGGCGAAGAACTTGAGCGGTTCGTATACCAACGCACAGGAAGAGAACGCAGACCTGCAACCAAAGGGACCACAACGGTTGTGATATCCGGATCAAGCGGAGCAACTGTGAATGAAGGTGATGCCATATGCGCAGGTGATATAAACTTTTTCGTAACTGAGACAAAGGTAATCGGCGAAAGTGGTCGTGTCACTGCGGAGGTTGAAGCAGAACATTACGGGAGTATTGGGAATGTTCCTGCTAACTCAATCACTCAATTTCCTGTGAGCGTCGCAGGTTTGCTCGATGTATATAACCCAGAGCCAGTCACGAACGGTTATAACGAGGAAACAGACGAACAATTAAGACAACGATATTACGACAAGCTCCAGAGACCGGGTAAATCAGGTAACAAATACCATTATGAACAATGGGCGATGGAGGTTACTGGTGTCGGTGGCGTGAGAGTTAATTCTCGATACAATGGACCATTAACCATGCAAGTAGTTATTATCAACAACAATATGCAACCTGCTGACGAAGAACTTGTGCAGGCGGTGTACGAACATATATCTGAGCAAATGCCGTTTGGTGTGGAAGTTTTAAACGTTATCAGCGCCACTGCAGTTCCGATAAATATTGTAATTGATTTAACGCTCGCTGATGGATATGACACGGTAGAAGTAATTGAAAACATTAAAGAAAACATCACAAAATATCTAGCAGAAATTGCATTCAATCAATCGTACGTCAGTCGCGCCTTAATTGGTAGTCAAATCATAGCGAGCGAAGGCGTTATTGATTATCAAGATTTAATTATAAATGGCTCATCGTCCAATATACCGATCGGCGATAAAGAAGTGCCTGTAATGGGAGGTGTTAACGAATGAGTATGAGCGATTTTTTAAAGAACAGTATTATTGATGATTATTTAAGAACTGATACTGTTTATGTAGCTTTGTTTGCAGGAGAATCAGAAGTGTCACAGGGTAGTTATGTCAGACAGCCGATTGAGTTTGTTTCGCCAGAAAATGGACAAACCACAAACGCAGAAGATGTTCTTTTCCCTGTCGCTGAGGAAGTCTGGGGAGATATTACCGAAGTTGGTATTTACGATAGTCAATCCGGAGGTAACGAGCTTTTCAGAGAAGAAGCTGAATTCACCCAAACGATAGATGTGTCAAGCCAGTACAGAATACCACGTAATTACATGATTGTGAGGCTTCGCTGATGGTTACTTTAAATAAACCGACTTGGAATGAAGTTAGTGCTTATACATGGGGAGAATTAAGTAATTACAAGTGGATAGACTTTCATCTGGCATCTTTTGAAGCGCATGCTGAATTCAATGTACAAGGTGCAAGATTGGAACGATCTGGAGAAATATTAAACGAAACTCAAACAGAGTTACATCCACAAGGCGTAAGAGTGGAATTTTCACAAATCACAATGGAAACTGTTACAGAAATGGATGTTAGCACAGTTGTATCTGAGCGCGATTATAGAACGGACATGCTTAGTTATCTGCCGTTATACGAACGAAAATCAGACGTATTCGGAAATATAATGGATGCTTATGACGGTGATTACAAGCTATTAGAGCAACAGTTAGGCGTGTCTGAAAGAAACCTATTTGTTGACACAGCCATCGAATCACTTACGATATACGAACGCGATTTAGGCATAACAGCGAATAATGAACTGGATTACGAACAACGAAGACAACAAATATTATCGCGTTTTCGCGCAGGGCTAGAGCAAACCACAGAAGAATCCATTAAAAATGTTGCTATCGCCTTCGATAACGGCGAAATCGACATCAATAAAACTGATACACCAGGCGTCTATAACATCCGTTTTATTGGAATAGGTATACCGGACAATTTGGCGGGTTTTATGCAAGTAATTGATATTATTATGCCTGCACACTTAGAAGTGACATATGAGTTTACATTTAACACATGGAGCATGGTTGATGACATAACTTGGGGAGAAGCGTCTGGTATGACTTGGAATGAATTAAGAGAGGTGAGGGAATGAGATATACTGATAATTACAACATGAAGAAACCAGAGTTAGATGAGTATATAGAAATTGATGATTTAAACGAGAACTTTGACGCAATAGACGAGCGTATGAAAGTCAATGAGGACAAAGGAAACGATAACGAAACAAGTATTAATGAATTCAAAGACTCCAAAGGCCAATCAAACGGCATCGCTTCACTAGACAGTAATAGAAATGTACCTGAAGGACAGTTAGGCAATCTGCCAGACAACTTGGAAACCACAGAAGGTGCACAAAGAAAAGCAAATACTGCTGAGCAGAACGCAAATCAGTACACAAAACAAAAAGTTGATGCACTTGATACAGGCGTGACTGAAGTAAATGGTAAGACCGGCAGTGTGGAACTGAAAAAAAGTGATATTGAATTGGGGAACGTCGATGATGTGCAGCAGGCTTCTAAGACTGAGTTTGAAAACTACAAGGAAAAAAGCGTAACTCGCACAACATCTAGCACAAGACCGACGGGGAATAATGATACGAATGCAGGCTTTAAACAAGGCGATGTGTGGATTTATGAAAACTATGTCAACGAAGAAGAATATGAATATGAGGTTTACACTTGCTTGGACGCACGAGAGGGCGCGGCTAAGTGGGAATTATATGCTGATAGAACTCAAAAACCACAGTTAATATATGGCGTTCGGGTTGATGAAAATAACTCTAATCCAGACACAAGAGTTACCTATATCGGCGACGCCGCAGGTTTCACTCCAATGAGCGGAAATGATGGAAACTTATCTTTCGGTAGTTGGGAACCGCATTTCAAGGATTTAGGAATAAGTCCAGTCGTGCTGCAAAACAGCCGAGTCAATTACTACCTTGACCCGGACAATTACAACCGAACCGCAGACGGAAATGTTTCTGATTTAACAGGCGGAGATGGTGATGTGATGGTCGAGTTCGGCAAAACACTGTGGTATAAGTGGACGAATGAAGGCGGAACGTACACTATTGAAATATCCAATCAAGAATTCGATGGTGCTGTTAAATATGCGTTTGAGGTTGAAGATGGTTACAACATCGTGCCTTATTATCCTTTGTTTTTAACGCAAATGCTTTTTGTTGTTCTATTCAAATCCACCGATTCCCAAACCGCGTTAGGTAGAGGTCGAGTTGATGGCGCAGGATATATAAGCACAGGCAACACAGACGACAAAGGCATGTTTTATGGTTCGGAAAGCGATGAGCAAATGAAATTCCTTGGCATGGAAGACTACTGGGGAAATAAAAACTGGTGGATTGATGGCTTAGTAACTGATTCTAATCATGATTTGTTAATCGGTAATGAAGGCTTTAATGATGATGGCAGTGGGTATAAACTGTTTGACTCAGGAATGTCATCTAATGAGTACGGCTATATTGACGAAGTCCAAGGCGGCAACGACAAAGGATTCATCACACGATCGGGAAACGGTAGTTCGAGTACGTATTACGCTGATAACGGGACTCTGATTTCTTCTCGGGTCCCGAATTTCGGGGGTAGCCAGTCGTTTGGGTCGAATGCAGGGTTCGCTCGGCTTCGGCTGTATGATTCGGCGTCGTCTTCGAGTTCGCTTATCGGCGCTCGCCTGTTTTGTGCCGCGAACGGAAAAATATACATCGGGGCATATCTCGGCACTGTAATAGACGGCAGACTAAGAAGTGTAAGCGGCGCGTCTGAACCAACAGATAATATGACGATTGGCGAATTCAGAAAAACTGCACAAGCAAACAATTAATTCATACAGGCAATGCCATAATCAGGAATCTGAATTCTTCACAGGTCCCGAATTTCGGAGGTAACCAGTCGAATAGGTCGAATGCAGGGTTCACTCAGATTCAACTGAATAATTCAGCGTCGAATTCGAATTCGAATATCGGCACTCACCTATATTGTGCTAAAAATAAAGAATAATTGGCATTGCCTTGTCACTAGACAAAACACAAAACGAAACAACAAGCCGTGTTAGTAGGTTTGCTCTCGAAAACTCGGCATCAAGCACAAAACACAACAAAGAGAGGCATCAATTGAAAAGGTTTGGCAATATATATCCTAAGATATATGAAATAGACAATTTGAAACTTGCTCACCAAAGAGCGAAGAAAGATAAATCATTTTATAAAGAAGTGAAAATGGTTGATAGTAACTTGGATTACTACATGCGTTTATTGCAGGACATGCTAAAGAACAAAACATATTTAGTATCCGAAAATGATTATGTGATGTTTGAGAAGTATGATAAAGGCAAGGTAAGGGAGATATACAAATTAGATTATTTTCCACATAGAATCGTGCAGCATGCTTTGCTTATTCAAATTGAGGGTATCCTGTATAAAAACTTTATAGATAACACCTTTGCTTCCATCCCAAAAAGAGGCGTCCACAGAGCATTAAAGAAGCTAGATTACGACCTAAGAAATCACGAAGAAGAAACCACATACTGTTTGCAGCTAGATGTTAAGAAGTTTTATCCAAACGTGAATCACGCAGTATTAAAACAACAGTTCAGACGAAAATTTAAGGATAAAGATTTGCTGTGGTTAATGGATATGCTGGTCGACAGTTTAGGTGATGAAAAAGGAATTGCAATTGGCTCACTGTTTTCTCAATGGGGAGGTAATTATAATTTATCTCCGCTCGATCATTGGATGAAAGAAGAGAAGAAAGTTAAATTTTATTATCGTTATATGGACGACGTGGTAATTTTATCGAATAGTAAATCTTACCTGCATGAGTTGCTCGGTGAAATTGAAGAATATCTATCTGCTAATCTTGACTTAGAAGTCAAAGGGAATCACAAAGTATTTCCAGTAGATAAGCAAGGAATAGATTTCGTTGGTTACAGGCATTTCAGAAAGTATGTTTTGCTGAGAAAAGATACCGCTAAAAATCTCACACGAACGATGAGGAACATTAATAAGAAGCTAAATAAAGGCGGTAAGTTAAATTACAACGATTACTGCAGCATTAACAGCTATAAGGGGTGGTTAGATTGGTGTAACGGATATAACTTATACCAGAAATGGATTGAACCATTAATACCTTATCAAGAACAATATTATAAAGAGGTGATAAAGGGTGAGAGTAAGAGGAACACAGAAAACAGTAAAGCCAGTTGAAGTTAACGTAGACACTGTTTACGTAAGAACCAATATTGAACGAATTGAGGAAGAGGAATTCGAAGGATGGGAGTATGATGAAGAATCGTACTCAGCAAAGGAATACATTGAACATCTTTCTAAAATGGATGATGTGTCTGTGATTGCTAACCTGACGTCTTGCTTGATGGGTGAAGTTGATTCTCTAAGGGTTAGAGTAGAAGTATTAGAAGGAGGAAAACAATAATGAATAATTATTCTTATTTAAACCAATATTTATTGGACATGTACATCACCGCCGTTGAGTCTGGGAGGATTATTATAAACTTCGTTTCTTATCCTTACCGGCATGCAGTAGCTGACATTCTTGACATTGAACTTAATGAGGAGGAATGACTTATCATTGAAGCGATTTTCTGATTTCGCACAAGGTTATAATCCAATGACTTATGAAAAAATTTAGGGGTTTGCGAGAAATCCCTCCGACGAAGGGGGACTGAGAAGGTGGGTGAACCATCCGTGGAGTTGGTAGAGCAGACAGTACAGCATAACAAAGAT